GGTCAAATAGTTAAAAATTTGATAGATGATGGTGCCAAACTGGGTGTTTCTTCTAGAGGTCTAGGTTCACTAGAATCAAAAGGAAACGCACAGTATGTAAAAGACGATTTTCAACTTGCAACCGCGGGTGATATCGTTGCAGACCCATCTGCTCCTGAAGCATTTGTAAATGGTATAATGGAAGGAACAGAGTGGGTTTATGAGAGTGGTATCTTAAAAGCAAGAGATATAGAGGATATGCAGAAGGAAATGAAATCTGCAAGACTAAATCAGCTTGAAGAAACCAAATTGAAACTATGGAAAAGGTTCGTTGGGAACCTGTAACATATAAATAAAAAAGTAATCTTTAAACAGGAGAAATTTATGTCAGATTTAGAAAACCAAGTAGAGAACACCGAAGAGGTCGCTTCTATCGTAGAAGAGCCTACTAAAGGTGCTGAAAAAGGTGACAAATCTGCTCACAGTCAAGGTTCCAGCTCTGAGGAAAAAATAGAATCAGGCAAAGCTGAAGTCGTCAAACCTGATGAAAATCCTGTTGACAAGGCTGTTGCAGCTGCAAAGAAAGCAGGTGATGGTACTAAACCAGTATCAGACGCTGTGAACAAAGGTGCAGAGAAAGGTGACAGCAAAGCAGAGAAAATTAAAGAAGATGAAGATTCCGAATCAGAAGACACAATCGTTGAGAAAGGTGCTTCTAAAATGGAAAACATCAAGGCTGCAGTCGACAGTATGAAGGGTCTGACCAAAGAAGAACTTACTAAATTGTTTAGTTCTTTGTCAGAAGACGAGGTCGATGAATCCTTGACTAAAGCGGAAGTTGCACGAAACATTGTTGAAGCTTTAAAAGCATTATCAAACGAAGAAGTTGCCAAATTCGTTAAATCTTTAGGAGAAGAAGAAGATTGTGACGATGATGATGACGATGATGATGACGAAGACGAGGCTGAAGAGTCAGTCAAGGAAGAAGCAGAGGCAGAAGTCGAATCTTCATTAGTTGAGATAGAAATAGATGACGACCTATCAAAAATCTCAGAATCACTTGATTTATCAGAAGAGAATGCTGAAAAAGCAAAAACTATCTTTAAGGCTGCAGTAAACAGTAAAGTTGAAGAAGTCAAGAAAGAGCTTGAAGAGCATTACCAAACAGAATTAAAATCCCAAGTAGAAACTGTCAAAGAAGAACTAACTGGTTCTGTTGACAAGTATCTCACATATTGTGCTGAAGAGTGGACGAAAGAAAACGAACTAGCAATTGAAAGGGGTTTGAGATCAGAAATGACTGAAAACTTTATCCAAGGTTTGAAAACATTGTTCGTAGAACATTATGTTGAAGTACCCGAAGATAAGTACGATGTCATGGACGAACTCGCAAATCGTCTTGACGAGATGGAAGCAAAACTTGATGCAGAAGTATCCAAGAACATGGAAATTTCAGAAGAGTTAGGCAGTCTTAAAAGACAAAATGTTGTGACTAAGGCATGTGAAGACTTGTCTGAATCACAAACAGAGAAAATGGTTTCATTGTCAAACGGTGTAGACTTCACAGACGAAGCAGATTTCGAAGAGAAAGTTGCAGAAATCAAAGAAGCTTACTTCGGTGTAGACAGTGAGTCCATTGCTGAAGAAACTATCAGTGAAGAAGGAAACGGAGACTTCGAAGAGAAATCTGAGAAAGTTCTATCTCCTGAAATCGCTAGGTATTCAGAGGCATTAACTAAACTAAAACCATTAGGTTAATTTAAAGGGGAAACTGTAAAATGTTTTTATCAGAAAACTTACAAGAGAAATGGGAGCCGATTCTAGAGCACTCCGATCTTCCTAAGATCGAAGACAACTACAAGAAAGCTGTCACTGCAGTAATACTCGAAAACCAAGAGAAAGCACTTAACGAAGATAGAGCTGCTCTTGAGGAAGCTGCACCTTTAAACTCTACTGGTAGCGGAATCTCAAACTGGGATCCAATTTTGATCTCATTAGTGAGACGAGCTATGCCAAATCTCGTTGCATACGACATTTGCGGTGTTCAACCTATGACAGGCCCTACAGGTCTTATCTTTGCTATGAAAGCAAGATATAACGACTACCCAACTGAAACTAGACTTAACAATAGTGAAGCACTATTTGGTGAAGCTAGATCAGATTACTCAGGTGGTGCAGACCCTACAGCTGGCCCAGTCGGTTCCGACCCTATCGGAGACCCATTCGATACATCTTCACCTTCTTATGCATCAACTACTGGTGCTGGAATGGCAACTGCATCTGCAGAAGCTTTAGGTGATGCTGCTGGGAACCACTTTGCACAGATGTCTTTCACAATTGAAAAGGCTACTGTAACTGCAAAGTCAAGAGCACTCAAAGCAGAGTACACTTTAGAATTAGCACAAGACCTCAAAGCAATCCACGGTCTTGACGCAGAATCAGAACTTGCAAATATTTTGTCAAGTGAGATTCTTGCTGAAATCAACAGAGAAGTTGTCAGAAATGTAAACCTTCAGGCAAAAACTGGAGCTGCTGACACTGCTTCTGCTGGAACATTCAACTTAGATGTTGATGCAAACGGTAGATGGTCTGTTGAGAAATTCAAAGGTCTATTGTTCCAAATCGAAAGAGAAGCTAACACAATAGCACAAGAAACAAGAAGAGGTAAAGGTAACTTTATCCTTTGTTCTAGTGATGTTGCATCTGCTCTTTCAATGGCAGGCGTTTTAGATTACGCTCCTGCTCTTAACACTGACTTGAATGTTGATGACACAGGTAATACATTTGCTGGTGTTCTTAACGGAAGAGTTAAAGTCTACATCGACCCATATGCTGGTGTTGATTACATGACTGTAGGTTATAGAGGAAGTAATCCTTATGACGCTGGTATGTTCTATTGCCCATATGTTCCACTTCAAATGGTGAGAGCAGTTGGTGAGAACACTTTCCAACCAAAAATCGGTTTCAAGACTAGATACGGTATGGTTTCAAACCCATTCGTAGGAAGCACTCCTTCTGACGGTCTTGCTACTGCTGGAACAAACTTCTACTACAGAAAAATGGCAGTGTCCAACATTCTGTAAGAACGAATTTCGTTTCATTAAAAAGGACTCTTCGGAGTCCTTTTTTTTAGCACTAAATAAAAGGTACAATTAAGTACAGACACATACACACGGAGAAAAATATGTCAAATGGAAAATCAGGGTTCGAAATCCGAGCCGAATTATTAAATCAAGCACAAGGTCTCTTAGAAGGAAACATCTACAGAGATAATGAGTCTGTCGATAGACACAATGAGAATTTCCCTAATGATAAAAAACCATTAGGTAATCAATTTGTTTCTACAGAAGATGTTATTTCTACTGCAAGACAACTTAATGAGTTTGTAAACGAGAAATAACATAAATACTACTATGGACGAATACGATAAACAGATCACGATAAGTGAAGGCCCTTTTGAGAGACATGCGTTTCCCAATGGGATTGAAACAAAAGATGTACTATCAAGACAGATAATTACACGATATATCCAAGATGGTTATTTGTGTGAGTCCGTAGTAGATAGAGAATACAGAGATGGAGATTACTTCGATTCAACAAGATCGACTAGGATAATCAAACTAAATGGCTGACCCGAATATCAATAAATCACTTTTAGGTAAGAACAATTTTAGACTTCTTATCGATAAAGTACCCAATGTAGAGTTTTTTGTAAAGACTGTAAATATTCCAGGCGTACAATTCACCGAAACAATTGCACCTGCTGGAATTGGATTGGATGCATTTTTCCCAGGCGATAAGGTTACTTTCGAAACTCTTAGTGTAGGGTTCTTAGTTGATGAAGACCTAGGAAACTTTAAAGAGATTTTTGATTGGATGGATTCCATTGTTCCAGTATCAGACCCAAGTAAGTATGCAGCTTATGTTGAGTCAGTAAAGACTGCAACTGGTTCTATGTCTGCAATTGATAATGATATGAATCAATATTCCGATATTACTCTAGTAACAAACACAAACAAAAACATACCTAATAGATACTTTAGATTCCATGATGCATTCCCTATCTCTTTAAGTGGGATTGAGATGGAATCAGGTTCAGATAATGAAGCCGTTTTAGCAACTGTAGAATTTAGGTTCACATACTACGACATAAAATCCACTTCCTAAAATACCATAAATATGGTATAATGGTTATATTATGACTCTCGATGAATTGAAAGCAGAGTGGAAAAAGGATTGTGAAATTGATGATATCGAACTAGATAAATCATCTTTAGAACTACCCAAACTCCATGCAAAATACTCAGAATACTTAACTGATGCAGTAATCAGGCATAAGAATGTCCAACTTAAATACTCCATGTTACTTAAAGATAAGTGGTTATGGTTTAATGGTAAGATGGATGAAGATCGTATCAAAGAACTTGGTTGGTCAGATGACCCATTCGATGGTCTCAAGATCATGAAAAATGATATGCAAATATTCTTTAATGCAGATAAAGACTTGCAAGC